AATTCTGAGTTAGACCCAGAAAGTAATCTTTACCGTGATATGGGTAACTTTTCCTTTGAGGATTGTTTGAAGAATCACTTTAATGAAAACATCATCATGTTGTTTGATATTGATAGAGAACACATACAAAGACAAGCACTTCCTTCTAAGGAACGTTATGTCATTACCGAGGGAACAGTTTGTAATATGAACATGATGCCGACTAAGAATGGTAACAGAATCATTAACATTACAGACCTTAATACTGAAATGAATTATGAAGATGATTCGGGAATGGTAACTTGTTGGATTCCCGAACATCTAACTTTAGATTTCGGTATTGGTTCAACAGTATTTGTTGTTGGAAGAACAAGTCAAAGGACTATTGATGGAGTAGTTGAACCTGCAACTATCAATACTTCCGGTATTTACTGCTTAATCAAACATGGTTCAGCAGTTGAAGTATCTCAACCAATTGAAGAAGACTTTGATTGGTTTTGAAACCTGACTCCATTCTAATCTCCCCTAGAAATGTCGTGCGGTTTTATCCAAATCGGGGCTTTGGGGGGTATGATGTGTTGGCGACATTACAGATTTCATGTTGAGATTAGGAAAGGTAGCAAGGTAAATGTGACTTGTGGAGAAATTGACATTCAAATGGGTGCGAAGCCCTACCCTTGAGGGGATAAAATGATATTACAAGAAAATAAATTTTTAATTAAAAAAGGAACATATATTGTGGACCTTGAAAAAGTTGATTTTATTACTTGGAGAAATAATGAGAAAGAAGAAGGTAAATACCTAGTTAGACTTCACATTGGCTCTAAAGAAGCAACTTACATGTGTCAAACAATAGATGACGTAAAAGACCTAATAAGAAATTGGGCAATAGCAAATGGAAAAGTAACAGAAATAGATAATGAGGCGATTATATGGGCTTAACAGACAATAAGAAAACAGAAGCAGTAGGAATAGAAACAAGCAACAATGCTAGAGTTGCGGCTTTTAGAAACAAACTAAAAGCACAAACAGATACTAGGTTAAAGAGAAATAACCGTTTAGTATGTGGTGTTTGGGGAGAACCTAAAACAGTTAAGAGTGGACTAGCATTAGATTTCCCAACTAAGAAAATTTATGTCTTAGATTGGGATGATGGTTGCGAACCAACATGGAGACAAAACCATGATTGCACAGATAGAATTACACTTTGGAATCCCGAAGTTAGGAATGCTAATGGTGAATTAGATATTCAAAAGTCTGAGCAAAATTCAGAAGATTTTGTCCTTTTTGTAAAGGAACAAATCAGTAATGGTGAAGACGTTCTCTTTGTATTTGATGGAGTGGATAAGTGGCTAGATTGTTGCACACTTCATGTAACAGGTTCTTCTAAGATTGGTAAACCACAAAAGATGAAATTTGAATGGGGTAAAAGAAATGCGCCTTTCTATTCTCTTTTGATGATGTGTAAAAATTTGGATTGTGACCAAGTGTATATTACTCATGCTAAAGCAGATTATGGGGCAACGGGAGAAGTAATTGGTTCTAAACCAAATTGGCATAATTGGGGAGATTATCTTCACCAAATTATCAATACTAAGAGAACCCTTAGAAAGGGTGATGTTGTTTACAAATCAACTTTAGAGAGTAGTAAATCTAATACTTCCTTAGTTGGAAAAACATGGGAAACTTTAGAGGTCGGTAAAGGCACTGTAAAGTGGAATGGTATTTCTGAATTAAGAGAGGGATTAATTTGATTTTTACAATAGAAACAGATTCACTAAAAGAAGCATTAACAAGTTTACAAGTAAAGGGTAAACATTTGACAAGCACAGGGCTTACTAACTCTAGTCTAGGACAATATGTTTATTGTTCATTAGAAGATAATACTCTAACTATGTATAATGGAGATAATACCTTTATTGCTTGTCTTGTGTTAGAAGTTGAAGGAGAAAAGGATGGTTCAGTAGTAATTGATACTGACCTTCTTCTTCCTTATCTTCGTTCCTTTACAGGAAATATGAAGTTTAATTCCGGTGATTTTATTGTTATTTCTAATGGAAACAGAAAGGCTTCTATTCCATTAGTAGTTAATCATCCGAATCAAGGTGCGCTTGTTAGAATGAAGAATATGATTAATCATGTAAGTTATCAACCTCAGCCCGAAGTATTGTTTAACTTCGGTCAAGGTAAGTTTGAAGGTGCATTTACATTACCATTGAAATCATTTACAACTGCAATTAAGAATTGTGAATTAGTAAAAAGCGGTGTCT